CCAGTTAGTTGCGTAGCTACTTAGCCCTGTAGCGTATTCTCGAACATTGGTAGCTCTTGTTCTGCGGTAAATATACCAGCTACTGTCTGAGGTATTCTCATAGCCAACATAAGCGTAGGTAGCGTCTCTATCTTCGTTTTGGAGTCGTTCGTTGGTGTTAGAGGAACCGCCCGAACTTGTGCCAGTAAAGTCGAAGTCCTGCGTTAGTGGGTTAAAGACGACCTTAGGCATACTCTACCTTGTCCAGATTTTCTTTATCGGCTGCTGTATAAGTTACGGTGATAGTCTGAACGGTTGTACCCGATACTCCACCTTGCTTATAAACGTAGGTTTCAACAGTTGAGCTTGTTTGTTGGATGTCGATGTAATCGAAGTCTGTGCCTGGAGTGAGAGTTGAACCAATCGTACTTCCATCTGGATTAGTGACTTTGATTGTTGTTGGGGACTGAGGCTTTAAGCGAACGCCAGTGTCAATCTCGTCTAACTTAGCGAGCATCTCATCAAACTTAGCAGTCAAAGGCTTGAAGTCAGTCTTTGGAATCTCAGTTTTAGGAATCTTCTTGATCGCTGCTTCTAAAGCTTTTGGAATCTCCTTCATAGCCTTCTCAACGCCTGAAAGGTCTATTTTAGGAGCATCTACCTTCACATTCGGAGCAGCTACCTGTGGAGATACCTCTATGCCCTTAATAGCTACTGTCAGAGCCGTTTTTAGGTCTTCAACCGCACCAACTACTGGCTTGGCATAATCAGGCTGTTCTGGGGCTTCCTGTGAGGTAAACTCATCGAGTGCATCACGAACATCAAGCAAGACATCAGCAATATCACCACTGGTCTTTTCAGTGGTTTGGTTCTGTCTTTGGAGATAAGCTGATAACCCTTCAAGTGACTGACTGACTTTCTTGAGTTCAGCTAAAGATTGGACTTCTGGTTTCCGAGATTCAACATCTTCAAGAAGCTTCCTTGTCTGAGGATCTAGCTTGGAATACTCTATGCCCACCGCAAGAAGCTCCTGAGTTCTTCTACATCGTAGAGCTTCCCATCTATTTCAATCGTTCCTTCTGGAATATATTTGTAGTAGTAGTAATCTTCTGGTTTTGGTACATGCCAACGAACGACTACATTGTTGCTCATTTTAGTACCACCAGCATCACGAACCGACATCAGGTTATAACCCCAATTACGACTGGTACGACGATTATGTTCTTCCAATTCTTGTGTTTCTGTTTGCATATTAAGTTTTCCTTACGCCCATTCTACCACAAGAAAAAAGCCCCTGTGAGGGGCTATTTCTCTTATTCTGCGTCTTCTTCGACTACTTCGTCTTCGACTACAGTCTCTTCGACTACTTCGTCGTAAGCTGGGAGCGAGTCACCTCGTTCACTGCGATTAACGCGTGGGTCGTTAGGGTCGCGGTCTAGGTGCTGTACAACAGTACCTTCAACTGCTTCCTCAACTACTTCCTTTTTCTTGCGGGCCATATCTATTCTCCTTTTATCCCTTGGCTATTATACGCTAGTATTTCGGTCGCCAGAAATTCCAGCTACACCTGAAGTGGTACTTGTACCCTGAGCGATTCCACCCATTGTACCTGCGGATAGAGTAGCAGCACCCCATGCCCAGTTGGTCATAGTTTCAGTGGTTGCTAGTGAACCGTTAGCGTTGGTATCAGTTGAAGCAACAACCAGGGTCGTAGCGTTCTTTGCACCAGCAGTTACTTTAGGGTGACGCTTGGTGAGCTGAGAATACTCAGTACCAGGAGCACCAACAGCTGAAGTGCCGTTGATAGCGTCTTTCAAGTTGTCCAAAGAGTTGGTAGCAGCTGCACCAATTTTAATCTCGTTTGGAATAGTGTTATCAACAGCAGCTCGCCAGGTGTAAGTTACATCACCAATGGTAATGGTTTCACCAGCTACAGCAACACCTGAAGCGGTGATTGTACCTGTTGGAGCTGTACCTGTAACGGTAGAACTGTTCTTCTCGAGCCAGAGAACTTTCTGTTCGAGCTTTGAGTCGTTCGGGATAGTTGAGCCATCGAATCCGACAGCAGCTGCACGAACGAGCAATTCATTTCTTGCGGGCATTTTTATTTTCCTTCTTTTATTCCCTTGAGGGCGATACTCAGACAGAGCTTTTCTCTCAGGTTTGATATTACACGGTCATTCTAACACGAAAAAAGCCCCGAAGGGCTTTAATCGTTTGCTCAATCGTCCGATTAAGGAGCGGTTGTGCGGGTGAGCTCGATGACGCTTGAAGCACGTTCTACGCCTACACCATAAATGGTGTGAAGGACACATTTCGTACCAATCTGGTCAACCGAGTATTCCATTTCGAATTTCGGCTTCAACTGCTGAGCAATCGTAATTGCGTTCTTGTGGAAGAACAGGTTACGGCCAGTTACTGAGGTTGGAACATTACCACTGTGGTAAAGGTCGATTCCGTAAACAGAACCAACGAGTCCAGTTGAACCGTCAACTGCTTTACCAGTCTTACCAGTCTGGTCGTAAGCAACATACTTGTTTACGCCTAGAAGGTCAGCCTTAGTGTTGTTTCCGATTACACCACGACGCATGTCCTGTGGAGTGTTAGCTGCATCAAAAGCTGCAACAACGGAGAGAATGTCTGCGTCGTCGATAGCTGCACCACCAGTAACGGTAGTACCTGCCGAGCCGTAAAGAGCCATCAAATCAGTGTCAATCTGACGAGCAAGACTTTCAGCCATACGCTCTTGGAAGACGCTCTTCAAGTCGTAGTTAGACTGAACCTTAGCAAGGTCAGGAATGAGGATAGCACTGTAGTAGTGCTTGTTGATGTTGATGGTAATTGGAGCACCGTTAGGTACATCGTAGGTGATTGCAGTGCCATCGTCAGCCTTCGCACGGCTATCTACACCGATTGCGAAAGGAACATTGATAAGGTCACCACCAGCTGATACGAGACCTGAGCGATCCTGTACGAGTTTTGCCATCTGTAATTTCTTATCAAATGGCTGTTGAATGTCACGAGTCCAGGCTTCCTGCACATACTGTGCGGTTGCTGCAATCGACTTCAACACATTTGAGTTGGTTGTTGGAGTTGCCATTATGTTTCCTTGTTTTAGTTTTTAGGAAGAGTCGCTGCAATTGCTGCTGCGAGTTCTTCATCGGTCATTTGGTCGGGAGATTGGTTAAGGTTTAAGCCTTTAGCCTTACTCCCATCTGGTCGCAAGCCTGTTGTCGCTGCTTGCTTAGCGATATTCTGGGCAGTCTTCTGAGTTTTCTCTCCTGCGATTGCTTCTGCGAGCTCCATTTGAGCCTCAATGTAATCTGAATATCGAATGTTTGGATTTCTTACCGTATCGGTTTGAGGGTCATAACCCACCAAACTAAGATATGAAGCATTGAGTGCATCGGCTACTGCTGGGTTGAAATCATTTGATGACTTGTCCAGAGCTGGATACTTACTTTCTACACGAGGTGCGTCTATTTCTAGACGATTGTGAAACTGGATTGACTCTAACTTTTGAAGCGTCTGGTCACGAACAGTTTGGCCATACTTCGCACGGTCTTCTTCAAGTTTCTTGATAACTTCAGGGTCAGCATCGAGTGCTTGCCCGTAATCAAGAGCATTAGGCACTTCTGGGGTAGGCTCTTGCTTAGACTCTTTCATTTTCTGAAGGAGTTGCTGAATGCGTAAGCTTTCCCGTCTCGAAGGTGGTCGCTCTTCACTTTCTGGTTGCTCCTCTGGTTCTTCTGGAGCTTCCTCTTCAGTATCAGTTTCTTGTGTAGGTTCTTCTTCAGGAGCTTCCGTTGCTTCGGGAGTTTCTTGAACTTCCTCTAAAACTTCTTCTTCCTGGAGGTTTTCGTTTGTATCCATTGGTTTTCCTTCTTTTGTTACAGCCCCCGTTAAGGTTCGGGCGACACCTTTAATTTTTACAGACCGACGTTTAGACTCGAAGTCAAAGCTCAGGTCGACGCTCTAGCGTTATAATACCACTTTTTTAAGAATTGGTAATCCTTTTTCGTCAGTCCCTTGGAGCATCATGTCGGTTGGCACGAATTGTACGACACGACCCATTTCGGTATCTCCGATGAGTTTGTTCCCCTCTTGTCGCCATTGAGTAGGTCGAATTGGCTTCAAGTTCTCCTTGATGTCTTCATCTGTACCGTGCGGATCGTGGGTCGGTGGTTGCTTGCCCCACCGCTCATACATCTCTCTTTCGTTATCGTTGAGCATTCTTCACCACTTCGTTAGCCATCTCGTAAGCCTCGATAATAGCTTGCAACTCAGTGACAATAGCTTGAGCTACCAGCCAGTTTTGCCCGAGTTTGGTTACATCTTCAGCTTCTAAAACACTCTTCCCACTCGGAAGGAAAGTCTGGTAATAGGCGATTCGTTCTTCCATGTGAGTTTTGAGTCGCTTAAACTCAGCCGTCTTTGAGAACTTAGCCATTTTCTTTTCTTCTGTTAAATCCTGTTCAGGGACATTCGTAACTGGGAGCTCAGTTGGATATGAGTCTCCAATAATACCTTGCTGTTCCATATTCGTCCTTTCTAGAGCCTTAGCCCCATTTACATGTTAATGACAGCGTCAGCTACCTGGCCTAACTCTGGGTCGTTAAACATGTGACCAGATTTAGTGACAACAGGTCTTGGTGGCTGATTAGCTGCTTCTTGCTGCTGTTGTAGTTGAGCCTGCATTTCCTGGATAGTTTGCTGTAGTTGTTGGTTTTCTTGCATCATAGCAGCTTCCTGTGGTGATGGGCCATCGGACACGGTTACAAAGTCCTGTAAGCCATCAATATCAGACAGTGCTTGCTCTGCTTTCATAATCGCACCCCAGTTAACCTGGATACGGGGGTCTTCCTTAAAGAGGTTCTGGAACTTACCGATAACCCCGATGAAGTTCTCAAGTGATTCCCGTTGAGCGTCTTTGTTGGTCTTGGTCGTGGAGTCGCCCTTCATATTGAAGCGGTACTCAACTCCCTTCAAGGTTTCTGGCTTAATTACCAGGTCAGCTGCACTTGGTGTTGAATTTAGTGAGACATTGCTTTCGAATAAGGTAAGCACGTCCTCATTTGTCTTAGCAATCTCCTGAATGTCATTTGCGAACAGCTGTACTGGGATACTTTCTGTGCCAATATTTACAATCAAGCTGAAGAAACCATCAGTGAGCTGCTCAATAGCAGTCTGTAGGTGTCGGCGGTCAGAGCCATCACGAGTAGCCTCTTTCTCAGAGTACATATTCACAGCAGCAGGAGTTTTACCCTGTGATGGGTTAAGGGTCTCTGCCCCTGGTAAGGAAGCATTCTGTGAGCCGAACTGAGAAAGCAGTGAGCCTGTTAGGTTAGACTGTGCCCCCTGATAGGTTGCTAGACCTGCAGTTGAGGTTTCTAAACGACGAATCGAGTTAGGAATGGTTTCCTGCATGACTGAGCCTTCTCGGTAGTCGATGGTGTGCTTCAGGACTCCGTTAGCGTTCACGATGATTGGTGGAATCAAGTTCATTTTGATTCCCTTGAAGTAGAAGTTGGTTAGACCGTCACGAGCGTACTGAAGTGGCTTAGCCCGCTGGAAGTCTCCAAGCCCATAGAAGGAGTCGTAGGTTGGCTGGGAGTATTTGATAACAAACGGAATCCTACCGTTCTTGTGAGGGTTCTTTAATCTGCGGACTTCGATACAACCGTTATCTGGAGCAAAAGTAATCCATTCACCATCTTCACCAGATTCGTACCTGGTAGCGAGGCAAATACCCTTCTTTGTTCCCTGGGCAATACGAACACGCTCAGTTTCAGTATCTCGCTCGGTATCCTGAGAAGTAGTTTCATCTCCTTCTAAGAGAGCACGAATGGCATCAGCATTCCAGCCACCACCTTCAGTTTCCAGCATATCTTCGAGGTATTTCTTGGATACCCAGGTAAGAGCAGTAACGTAGTCCATATCTGCGATTGAGGTGCGTCCCTGCTGCGGAATGAGGTTACGAGGATTCCACAACCAGCAGTCTGGCCCAACATAGCCTGTTGTTGATACATTCCAGTCGTAATACATGGGCATATATCCGTAAACAGAGGAGTAGAGCTGCCACATGTTGAGCTTCTCAAGGAAGGGGTGTTGAGCGTTGGCATTGGGGTAAATCCACTTCTGGCGGATAATATCCATGAAAGCAGCTTTCCCGAGGTCAGCCTTACCAATAGGAAGAGTTTGGCCTTCTGGGAGCTTCGCTACTACTCGGTCAGCTCGTTCCTTGGCTAGGGTCATAGCGTAGGAGTCGGTGATCTTCGAGCCATCGATTGACTTAGATACTGAATCATAAACCTGCCCCAGAAGCATGGCTTCCCATGAGTCAAAGTTATCCGAGACATACTTGCGGTGAATGTCCCAGTCTTCCTGGTAATCCTTCTTATATTGGTACTCAAATTGTTCTTTTGGTTTTTTCATGGGGTCACTCCGTTTAAGGATATTCTATCACTAAAGTAATCCAAATTCGTTGACTTCTTTGAGCATTGAGGGTTTAGGTATGCCCTTATCTTTAGTTACACCGTACTTGAGGTGGAGTGCCAGGTAACGAAGGGCATCTGGGCCGTGGTCGTCTTCCTTCATTGGAAGCTCCGATGGGTTACGATCTGGCTTATCCTCAGGGTATTTGTAGGCTTCTATCTCTTTAATGAGGTTCTTACAGACTGTTGAGATGAACATGGTCGGTTTTGGTGGGCCAATTAGCTGAACACGAGGCTTTAATTTAGTCCTGATAAGGTCAATGCCGTGAATAATCGAATCTCCACGCTTCACAACAGGTACAATCGGAAAATCTCGAGCCATCGTCTCGATAGCGTCCTTGGCTTGGGAGTCACCAACCATCAAAACTAGCCGTTTATCGCCTATTTTGTCCTTAATTCGGGGTAAAATGTCCTTCAAAATCTCTTCTCGGCCATAAACTTCGTCAAAAACCCACCAATTCTGGTCTTTGTCGATGCCTACGAAGACACAGGCAGTGGTGTGGTAGCCAAAGTCGATTCCAGCGTAGATTGTGAGGTCTTCGGGGACTTCTGACGGCTTGACTAGGTGAACTTTACGACTAAATTGTGGATAAACAGCTCCTTGCACAGCTCGAAACTCCAATTCTACCTCCTGTAAGAAGGTGCTTAATTTACCTTGCTTCTCGGCTTCTTCTCTTTCTTCAGTAATAAACTCTTCTGACACGTACGGAGAGTCTCGCCAGGTGGCTTCCTGGTAAAACCAGCGGTCATTCTCCTTAGCGTACTGAATCAGGTCGTAGAAGTGGTTATATCCTCTCGGAGTACCCATGAATATCGCCCACCCGTTAGTGGTGGTGAAGAAGTGCTTGTAGACTGCGTCCCAGTTATTGGGGTCTTGGTCAGCGTACTCGTCAAAAATAATCCCGTTAGCCTTGAATCCACGGTGGGAATCGGATTGGTCACTACCTAAGAGCTGAATCGTGCTTCGTGGCTTGGTGGTGTCGTGGTTTATCTGGAAAGTTGAGCCATCTGGAAGGGTCACAGGGCCGTTCACATAGTTGAGTTCGATCAAGAGGTCTTGCTCGTTCTTCTTATAGATAAGTTCCTTCGGAATGAGGGGGACATATTGTCGCCACACCACTTCATGGGCTTGCTTATAGGTCTTGAAGACCACAAAGTACCGACCTTGCTCCAGCACCGCCGATAACCAGGAGTGCTGGGTGGCAAAGTAGGTTTTGCCACTTTGTCGTCCCATCAGGAGAACGCCACGCTTGTAGCCCCCTGTAAGGAAGGCTAAATGGGCAGATATTTGTTTCTTATGCGGTTGGTACAATTTACTTCGTGAAGTCGATAGCCTGGGGGTCTGGTGAGTTGACTTCGTAGACTCGTACTACCTGATTGCCGATGACTTCTTCCTTAGCGTTGTTGTTGGTCTGCGGTTTTGCAGGATAGAAAGCCTCTAAGAGCCAATCACGCATACGGAGATAGCGCATTTCATCAAGGAAAGCCTTCTCGTCTTCGACGACTTCAATGTTGTTCTGACGGGCAATCTCAATCGCTGCCTGTGGGTCTTCATGCAAGATACAAGTGCGGATAACGTGACGCTTGTTGGTTGGATTTCCCTCATCGTCCATGTGAATGTTAATCAGTTCTAGCGTAAATCGGGGTTCTCTCGTGTTTACTCCGTCCTGAGTCTGATACTGCACCGTCGAAACAGTGAATTTCAATTCATAGTTGATGTCGAACGCAAATCGTTTGAGACGAGGTTCATGAGACAACCGTTCACAGGGGTCAGGATATTGGGCTGGGTCAACGATGTATTTCTCGAATGAACCAACCAAAGCTCCCTGGCGGGTAATTTCTGGCTTATCACGGTAGAAATCAGTCTTAGCAGCACTTCTGGCGAAGTTGGACTCAAGTTCTTTCACCCTCCTGACAAGAGCTTGAATATCCTCGCTACTTAGAATGTCTTCTTCCTTCTTCTCTTTTATTTCTGGTTTCTTGGCTCTAGCGGCCTTCATTTTCTCAGCAAAAGCTTTACGCTCTTCCTCAGTCCATTCCTTTTTTGGCATGGGTTTATTTCCTTATTGAATTGATAATCCTTTTGTTTGAGTACATTATATCAGGACTGTCAATTATTCTTGATATACCTACGAATGATAGACCAAGCCTTACAGTCAATCTGTCGAACTCTTGGTGCACTTATCCCAAGCTTTTCACCTATTGCCTTGTAAGTAAGCCCAGCTAAGCGTAGGGCTATAACTTGTCGTTCTCGGTCTTTGAGAAGCTTCTTAGCCTCAGATGTGCAATCAATCATGAGTATTTACACCCCTTCCATGTACATTTGCCGTCTCGAGCGATATGCCCATTCTTACAAAACTCATTCTTAATGTACCGCTCCGACCAGTACAGGTCTAACAGATAGTTTACCAGCCCAGACTTCTCTTCCACCGCATCAAACTTCTCATCATCATGTATATACAAAAGGTATTTTTTAGCCATATTATTTCTCCTTGTATATACAATATACCCCCATTTGTATATACAATACTACCCCTTTTTGTATATACAAGTGCCATTGGATATATCAGAGATGCGTGAAGATACTCTGTAACCGCTCCGCTTATATAGATAAGACAGGAGTAGCTATCAAGCCCGAACCTGACGGGGGGTGGGGTGCTTGCTAGATCTTCCCACTTCCCCCGTTTCTCCTGGCTCACTCCTGGTCTGGTTGTTCGCTTCCCCTGGTAAGGTCGATGGAGATTGTAACCTGTTCGCTTCTGGTTTCTACCTTCTGCGTAGCCTTGCCGTGGATTTTATCATGTATATACATAGCTGCATTTTGAGCTATTTCTCGCTGTCTCGGTTTGTCGTGTTGGCCCCAGTCTTGGACTGTCTGTAACAGAGTAGACTCTACTATATCGTTATACTGAGCAAGCTTTGTAATTATGTTTGGTTTGGTTAGGTTTTCACTAGCTATATTTCTGGCGGACAAGTATGTAGGCGGTTTGTTGGGCTTGCCGTATGTTTTCAATAC